AAATTTTACACCGTTGCTGCTTTGATAATTGAGCTTACCGATAATATCTTTTTCTACATCGAGATATGTATTATCTAATACGTTAGCTATCCTAAAAGAACCTATACGGTTGATATTAGTTCCACTTTGATAGTAGAGCATGTCTGGTGCATCATTAGGAACTTTAAATGTGATTTTGCCAACTTCAATGCCGTTATTAGTAACACCCTTGTTGTAATCTGATGGTGTTCCTAGCAGTGTTGTAAGATAATCGATCGTGTCTGAAGTTCTAATATGGAAACCGTCGCCTGGACAATTAACATTAAATTCATATGTCTGCCCTCGATACAAAGTTATCGCAGGATTTCTTTTTAATCCGTCAGGAAAAAATAACCATTCATTCTGTCCTTCGGTTACTACTTTGTATGAAGATACTACTGATTGTTCTTGTCCTAATACCTGTACAGGATCTGGTCCGGCAGGAAGCCAATAGTATTCTCTATAATTAACAAACTTGTCTAGGTCGAGAGGTGGAGTCCATGTATAGTGCTGCTGACCTGTAGTTAGATCATCTCTTTCATTTTTGTTATTAAAAAATTTTAATTGATTTTTTAGATCTACATAATCAAAAAGATTTTTAGGTTTTTTATTTTCATCGTAGATCACTACGCCGGGTTCAAATTGATAAGCGTGTCTTAGGCTTTGAGCGACATCTAAGTAAACGTCACTAGTATTATATGTGCGACCATAATTGCGCCCAATGTAACCGTTTAATCTATCTAAGGTACCTGGCTGTATTAAAGGATCTAAAGTAGCTGACAAAAATTTGTCATTAGACGAAGACCTAAAAATTTCAGGTAATAGTTCTACGGTCCTCCTTAGAGGTAAACCACTTTGTTTAAAAACTTTTTTATCCATTATTAAATGCTCGTGCTAGTTACGATCGACGACGTTGTAAGTTTAAGATCTGAAGCTGTTATATTAGTTAGTATATCAATGGTATCCACAGTTACAGCACTGACTAACAGTTCATCGGGTTTACTTTGTATTTCTAAAAGACTGCCAAATGCCTGCGTTGTTTGTACAGGAACTATTACCATGTTGCTGATGTCTGGTGAATTTTCTTTAACCACATATGTGATTAACTCACTTGCGTGGAATCTATCACCAAAATCAAAATTCTGTACATCAAAGAAATCAGAAATAGCATTGACAATTCTAACTTTAAGATCATTATCGTTGATACTTCTGTTAGGATTTTTTACAACCTTAATCCTTGCTTGGAATTCTGCTCTTGCCTTAGATCCAAATAACGGAAAATAGCTCACAGGATGATATACTATTTCGTCACTGATAGCCTTGATAGGAGCTAGATTATTACCAAATTCTACTCTTAAAGCTTCTGCGGTCGGTGCTTGTGGCTCTGTAGCGATAGCACCTTTCAACCAAAGTCTATAGTTGTTGTCGTAATTTCTTGTCAATAGATAAACATCAATGATATTGGTCACAGAAGGATCTATTCTTCTTCCTTCACCAGAAGTGTGAATATACTGGAACTTTAAATCGCTGCGTCCTACATATCCCACATACGAAGGTTCTAAAATAAAGGTATTGGTTACCAAATCTACTCGCTTGACAAAATTTTCTAACTGATCATAAAAATATATCAATTGATTGTGAGCATAATCATTTACTGCTGTATTAGCTTCTTTGTCTCGTACCAATATGTAATCGTTCTTGTTTGGCACAAACACGTAAGTTTTAGCACCAAATTCATCAACATCCTCTTTAAAGAATACATATTTGGTAGTATTATTGGTTCCCACTATTTCATCAAAAGCATCAGGATTATCTATGACTCCGTCATCGTTAGAATCAATAAAACTGATCTTGATCGAGTCATTGGCTTGATATCCATCATCATAGCGCACACTATCCGAAACAGTAAATGAAACGTCTTCTTTGATAGTCTGTTTAGAATCAACTATAGATAATACATCAGCAAGAGTAAACTGAGGTTTATTAGTCTTTAAAGCTAGGATAGCATTAGCCACTTCTAATGATCCTACATTCAATGCCACCGGTGCTGTGTTTACTGATAATACCTTGACAGCATCTTTGATAACTGTTCTTGTTTTGCTATCATAGATTTTTTGATTCTTATCAAAATAAAATCTATTTTGTTCAACACTGGTGAAAACATAATCTGTTCCTCTCAGTCTTACTTTGTAAGTTTCACCATCAAAAATAAATGCTATCAACCAAGAAGCATCTAGGCTCTTGTTGGTAGAATCGCCTGCTTGACCTAGATTAAAATTACTAGTTTGATCTATGTTACTAGCTGTTACTATCGCCCAAGAATTGGTTGTTCTTACATATCTTATACCAAAAGTTTGATTTAGGAAACAGAGGTTGATTATTTCTGATTCTATATCGCTGGTAAATTTATTATCAAATTTAGGAACTACCTGCGATGGTACAGCACCTGTAGGAATAACCGAGCTGACTGTAATCGGGCCTCTGCCTGTTGATAAATTACCTTTACCTGCGTTTGTGCCATCACCTACAACCTGTACAACTTTGGCCCAGATATATGTCTTATGATCAGTATTCATGGGATCATAATCAACGACTTTGCCTTTGTAAAATGCTTTCGTGCTGCTAGGTGGTACAAATTTAATTAGAGCATTTACTGTTAGATATTTTAAGTTACTGGTAGTATAAGATCCTACACGTATAGGAAAACTGTCAAATGCGTTGCCAAAATAACCCGTACTTGATCCAGTATCTGCTGTGCTCTGTAACCATTTAACGTTAACGTCTGAAAGGAAAATTTTATCAAAGTTAGTAAGATAAAAATTATAAGTTTGAAAATCAGCTACTGCTGGTTCTATGACATCCTTGATATAATTCAACAAAATAGTTTTATTAGAAAGTGTAAAACTAAAAGTTCTTTCGTTGTCATATCGATAGATGATTCCGTCGTCGGCAAATACATTTACACCACTGTACTTTCCGCTAGCATCAATGATATCAAAATTCCTGCTTATACCGCTGCTACTTCTGTTGATCGATTTTACCTTGAGAATATCTTGGCTGCTAGATAGCGGAGCTAGATTATAATCTTCTCCTGTGATCATTCTATTCTGTGTATAATAGACAGCAGGAGCATTAGCACGGATAGTGTCCATGTCTTCAGATGCGGCGCTGTTATCCACGCTGTAATAGAGGCTACAGGTCACTGTCAAGGTTTCAGCAGTACCTCTAGAACTAGTATAAGGAATTGATAAAGTTACTCCTCGTAATTCGTTAGGAGAAATAATATATCTTAAACCATTGCTGACTCTATAATAAATCTTAAAAGAACCTCTAGGCAAATTGCCATACACACCGTCAGCAAATAAAAGATCTACCTGATCATTATTTTTTGTAATAGCAGAATAGATATTCTTGACGCCGTTGCTAACACTATTATAAACAATATTGTTGCCTGTCAAAGAAGAAACCTGTGTCCATTTTTCTCCTTGATTTCCTGCGGCATCGACAGCATATAGCCAAAGGTCATCATTGTTAATACCATTGGTAGTGATATTGATTATTTCGTTAACTGTCGGCTGTGTGATCGTAAAATCAGCCGTAGTCATGCTACCTTGCTTGAACAGTAAGAAAAATCCAGTATTGCTGCTAGCATTACCTTTTCCGTCTTGTCTGTAGACAAAACCTAACTTATTGCCCGGAATAGGATCTTCTTCATAGATATAATCTTTTCCGATTATGCTAGTACTAACCAATTCAAAATTCATAGAACGGCCGCCTGCTACCTTACTAAAAGTATAGATAGGAACCCCGGTATTTGAAGCATTAAATCTGTACTGATCGGTAGTGATACCGTCGATAGAAGCAGTGCCTTGACTCTTGCCAAATTCAGTAGTAGACGGCATAGCAGCATTTAAAACAGCGATAAACTGTTGATACCAATTGGTATTTGTAGGATCATTCCATATCACGGTCTGTTTAGCAAGATTGATACCGTTGGCATCTGTAAGTGTTTCTGTAGTAGAAACCGTGTCAAATTTTAGTAGCCCCTGGGCAGCTTTATTTCTCTTGGCATTATAAGATAACATACGTGCCAACCTTAACACGCTGTCTTTTCTGCTGGCTAATTCTATGAAATTTTCTCTAGATGCTAAATCAATACGGAACGCAAGATTTTGTCCCAAGAAGGCGATAAGATCAATTAAGGCGACATATTCGCTAGACTCAATATAATCGTTAAAATCTTCAGCATAGTTTTCTCTCAGATAAGCGGTCATTACCCTTCTGAGATTTTCAAAATCGTAACTGGTAAAATCAGCATTTTTGAAAGTTTGGTAAATCCTCTTCCAATCTTCTGCCAATATTAAATTATTTTGTCTAGCTGTGGTTGTCATGAATTAGCATCCTATCTTATATTTATTTGGTTTTAAAAACTGCGCATATTATCATTGAGCAGTAGTTTTACTTTCTTTCCTATTATCAAAATCAATAGCTATTTTTTCCGATAGGTTAAATTCAACATAAAAGAGATCAACCATGACTCGTATACCATATTGTGTAGTATCTACAGTCACATTCTGTACATTAACTCTGGGATCTCTGTTGACTATCTCTGTCACATCGTCGCTGATAGCTTGTATATTCACACCTGTCAAAGGTTCGTAGATCATGTTCCAGATAATAGTTCCAAAATCCGGATTCATCAGTTTTTCGCCTTTCCTAATATTGAAATGATTGAGCAGATCCTGTTTAACCAAGTCCATATCGTGCTGTTTCCAGCCAGTGGCTACACTATACGAATTAAAGCCCTTGTAGGCAAAAATATCTTGATCTAGATTGCCAGCCTGTGCCTGAGCAGTGGCTACCTGTGTTACGTTGTATATTCTGACTGTCATGCTGTTTGAGTTCCTGTATCTTTTTGTTCTCTATCGGTCTTTTCCGGTGTTGCTTTAGTAGGATCGACGTTTTCGTGGCCGCCCCAGGGTTCATGCATCGGTATCCTGCGCATGATACTTTTCTTCGGCTCTACGTTTTGATATTGTGTAGCTTTAAAATCCTGCCTTGGGTTAGTAGAAGGATTATCAAAAGTAGGCAATGTTTCGGGCTTCGATTCTATAGAGCCTGCCGGTGTAGCAGGAATAGCAGGAATAGAATTCATGTAGATCTTGTCAGCTGTTTCAATATGATTGCCTGTGGTCAATAGGTTGAGATTACCTCCGCTAGTGGTCAAAAACATATTATCGCTACTGGTCATATTGACACCCTTGGCATTCAGTTTCATAGCACCAGATGCGTTTATTTCATAATCTTTATATCCAAATTTACTAGCACCGTCTACTGTAGTTTCACTATTTCCTTTGATATAGATCTTGTTGTCTGTGCCCACTATTAATGTGTTTTCTTTACCTGTTTCTGTTTGCATTTTTTCGGCAGCTTTGATATTGATATTGCGTCCTGCTTCAATATTGATATCTCTATCCGCACAGAAATTAAAATCGTTTTCAGAATGAATGCTGACACTATCTCCGGCATAGATATCTATCTTACCATTGCTGCTCATTTCTATCCACGATGTGCCCGATCCGTGACCAATGTAGATCAAGTCTTCGGAATTGTGTAACAGTATCTGGTGTCCTGTCCTAGTACGCACACGGAAGTATTCGCTGATAGGAATCCTAACATCTCCGCCTTCATTAGCAGGAACATACTCCGGCGGGCCTTCGCCTGCTGGTTTCTTTCTAACATATCGTTCGTCGCCGTCATCCATGACGAACTGAAATCCTCCAACTCTACTCACATATGTTGGCTGAGAAATATCTTCGCTTTCACCTATTCTAGCTTTTTTAGCTCCAGATCTTTTATCTAAAGGACCCGGTGTAGATATCCCATAAACATTAGATGGCGCACTTCTACGCATAGTAGATGTAGTAGGACCGCGGAAATAATCTTTGATTAAACCTTGGTTTAGAAAAACACCTGCCATCGGATGTACTGGTTTAGCTACTTTATCTACATCTGTGCTAGTTCTATCTTTGTTTGTCGATCTGTTCATTTCGCCTGTAGGCAACGCTAGTCCAGAACCATATTTGGCTTTATCTTCAGGACTCATATCAGTTGCCGAAGAAGCTGCGATACCCGGGACCATATGATTGACATATGTATCAGGTACACATCCTAACCAATAACCTTCTCCTGTTTCTTCAACAAATATACAGAGAACAGTGACTCCAACATCTGGCGGGACAAAGCTCATTCCATAACTTTTTTGTGTATCTTGGAAAGCTGCTGCGTTTCCAGAATTACTGCCAGTGAAGCCCACATTAGTTGCGCCAAAGAAAGGTGGACAATATTTTACGATAATATTTTGCCCAGTCTTACCATAACTAGAACTGTTTTGTCCTATGAGGCTGACTAGTAGTCCTCCCATAAATGTAGTATCAGCATGACCTACTACTTTTGCTAACCTAGGGCCAGAAAGTTTGCCTGCTGTGGCTACGTTAGGATTGGTCTGATAGACTCTTGGCATTATTAATTGCCTCCACTTGCTGTTGGACCTTCTGGTACTGTATCACCTTGCGGATCTTCTCCCTGTTTCTTAGGTAGACCGGCACCCGGTGCTAAAGAAGCATCTGTTCTTGTAGCATTAATAGCATCGCTAACTTGGCCTTTATCTCTCATTAATCTTAATTTGTTTGTATACATACCGTCTTTGAAAATAGCATAACTCTTTGTTATTCTAAAAAATCCGCTGAAAGGACTATCCGATGCTCCGCTGTTGGGGAAAGGATAAGTCGCTTGTCCTCTACGAGGAGCATCGTTTGGTGTTTTAAATCTTATATAAATCCTAACTTCTTGAGAATTATAAGCTGCTGCTCCATCTGAATTGATGCCGTCTCCTTGTTTCGCAGGAAAATAACCACCGTATCCTTCATCACTAAAATAATACGGATCTCCATATATTTCGAGATCAGCAGTCAGTTGATCATAAGTGTCTATTAAATTTTTCTGCATCTGTCTTGCTACTAATACTTCAGGACTATCGGCTGCTGCGCCTGAATTTGGTGCCGGCACTGCCGAAGGATCTAAATTTGCTGGTGCTGAGCTAGTAGCACTTGTTGTCACTGCTCCACTGACTCCTGAACTATCTTGTCTTATAACAGTAACAGGTGTAGATGCGTTAGCTGCGGATGGGTTTGATCCAGAAGCATAT